TTGGTGATGGCTATCGTGAGGGTACTAACATCCGCTACAAGGTACAGGTATGGGGCAGTGTTGTAGGCGGTATGCCTGCTGAGCAGTTGCAGCCTGGTAAGAGGTTCTCTAAGGACTTTGCTCCTGTAGAGCGTGAGTTCTCTCGCAAGGTTGATGATATTACTTTCTCCAGTCCTGTTGCTATGCGCAATGAGTTCACCTCTATCCGTATGCAGCACAAGGTCTCTGGTGCTCTTATCAACAAGAAGATTGCCTTTGGTATTCCTGTAGAGGTAGAGACCAATGGCCGTTACACTGTGAAGACCTATGACATGTGGATGCACTATGAGCAGTGGGTACTGGAGCAGCAGTGGAATGCAGCCAAGAACAAGGCACTTGCATTTGCACGTAGTAACCGCAATGGTAATGGTGAGTATCTTGACATTGGTAAGTCTGGTGAGGTTATCCGCATGGGTGCAGGTCTGTTTCAGCAGATGGAAGCAGGTAACACAGAGTTCTACAACAACTTCTCTTTGAAGAGGTTTATGACCTGTCTGTATAACATTAGCCGTGCTAACCTTGACTTTACAGAGCGTAGGTTCTTGGTTAAGACTGGTGAGCTTGGTGCCATCCAGTTCTCTGAGGCAGCTCTTCGTGAGGGTTCAGGTTGGAGTCCTATTAGCTATGAGTATGATGCCAATGCCCTCGGTGTACTGACCAAGACCACTTCTAAGATGAATCCCAATGGTGGTGCATACAAGATGACTGTTCCTCAGGTAACAGAGTTTGTAGCTCCCAATGGTGCTTATGTGAAGATTGATGTTGACCCGATGTATGATGACCCTGTGCGTAATAAGATTATGTATCAGGGAGGTCCTGCCATGAGCCGCAGGTATGACATCTTTGACATTGGTACTATGGATCAGCCCAACATCTTCAAGGTGGCTGTGCAGGGTCAGGAGGGTGATATGACTTCCTATGAATGGGGCTTCCGCAATCCTTTCACTGGACAGATGGGTAATGACCAGATGAGCCATGATGAGGATAGTGCAACCATCCACAAGTTCACTACCACTGGTGTATGTGTGCTTGATCCCACAAGGACTGTAAGCTTCATTCCTGACATTCTTCAGGGATAATATAAAGGAGATAAGGCAGTGAGGGGATTAAGTTCCTCTCCTGCCAATCTTTTTAAAGCATATATAAAAAAGATATAAAAAGGAGAAGTAAAAATGGCTTATAAGAAAAGAGTAGAAGAAGAGACAATGCCAGACATGGAGAATATCAAGATAGATACCACTCCTGTGGAGCATATTAAGGTAGAACCTCAGATGCCTGTGCAGGAGCCTGTATATCAGAAGCCTGCTATAAGGGAAGAAAAGCCAGCAAGGGAGCTGGTGAACCCATTGAGGAAAGAGACAGTGATAGTGAAGTTTGTGCCTAGTCCTAATGCACTTGTACATACCAAAGGGCATGTGCTGAGTGGAGGTATGGCAGATGGTTCAACCAAGACCTATGTAGTGCCAAGGCTTCGTAATGGCCAGTACATGAACATTCTCACAGACAGTGAGATGGCTTATCTAGAGCATATAATGCGTCTGGAGCCAGGAGCACTGAGCATCTACAATAAGGTTAATAACTTCTGGGATGACTCCAATGAACAGGGAGTCGGCTCAGTAACCCTGCATAAGCAGAATAACTACCTTGACCTCAGTGATCCTATTGACTATATTAAGTACAAGGTATTGCTGGCTAACAAGGATTACATCTGCCCAAGTCTTCAGGAGTTGGAGGACAGACCAAAGGCAACCTATCAGTTTGTCATTGTCAGTGAGAATGCAGAGACTCAGATGAACCTCAGTAAGAATGATGCCAAGCGTCAGAGCTATATCCAGTATGGTAAGATTAGTGAGGATTCTGATACACTTCGCACTATACTTGAGATACTCACAGGCAGACCTGTTGGCAGCATGACAAAGCTTGACTTCCTTCAGGCAAAGACTATGGATGAGATTGAGAAAGACCCAAGAAGGTTCCTCTCCATCATCAAAGATGAGCTTCTGCCTGCCAAGGTACTTATCAAGAAGTCTGTGGAGGCAGGTCTTGTAACAAAAAGGAATGACCTCTACTACTATGAGAGTCAGCCCATGTGTGACAATGGTGAGGATAGTACTCTGACTAATGCAGCAAGATACATTACTAATATCAAGAGGCAGGAGTTGAAGTACAGTCTTGAGGCAAGATTGAAAAAGTAGAATAATCAACAGGGTTGGGGCTATGCCCCTTCCCTATATATAATAAGGTATAGAGATATGACTATTGAAGAATTTTCAGACCAGTTTGACCTTCTTTACAACAACATCACTAGTAATCAGGCTCCTGGAATATCGGAGTATGAAAAGAGTGTATTTGCTACCAAGGCAGAGAAAGAGATAGTGAAAAACTATTTCTCTCCTAATAGCCAAGGAAATACTCTTAAAGAAGGATTCGATGATTCTGCCAAGAGACAAGCAGATTTTTCCATGCTGCTTGCCACTAAGAATTGCACTCCTGTGACAGATTCTGCGGATATTAAGATTGACAGCAGGAGTAGTCTTTACACTTTCCCCAATGATGTGTTCATCATTATCAATGAGGTACTGACAGTTACACCATCAAGGACACTTCAGGTAGTTCCATTGAGGTATGATGATTACAATCGTCTGATGTCAAAGCCTTATAAGCGTCCTTTGAAGTATCAGGCTTGGAGGCTGATGAACTCTGGAGAAGTACCTGCTGATACCGATGCCAGCAAGAGCAAGTCTGTCAAAAAGGTAGAAATCATTGTTCATGCTGGAGAGAGTATTGATAGTTATTCTCTCAGGTATATAAAGACCCCCTCCCCCATTATCCTTGCAGACCTTTCTGCTGATGGTTTGTCCATTGATGGTCAGAGTGCCAAATCCACCAAGATAGACATTGACCCAATTCTTCATGAGGATATTCTTCAGAGAGCAGTAGAGTTGGCTAAGATTGCATGGACTCAGACTGGTCAGGATAATACTCAAGCAGTGATTCAGGCAGGACAAAGGAGTGAGTAATAATATAATAAGGTATAGCAATGCAGACAAATGACTTTTCATCGCAGTTTGATGTTCTTCTGAACTCTTATGCTATAGCAGCAAGATTTGGAAGTACAGACAATCCAGGGACTATAGAACTGGATGAGTATGAGAAGTCTCTGCTTCTAACCAAGTCCCAAGAAGATTTGGTCATTGAACTCTACAGTGGAAGAAACCCCATTGGTACTTCTTTTGAGGAGACAGAGGAGATGCGCAGGTATCTTTCAAAGTTAGTTAAGGAAGCAAAGCTTGAGCCTATTACTACTTCTAATAATAAACCTTTGGGTATTGACTCCAATAGTAAGTTCTTCACTTTGCCTGCTGACCTGTGGTTTATCACATATGAGAGTGTTTGGATTTCAGACGGCAAGTGTGAAAGTATGAAGACTATGGATGTATATCCTGTAACACAGGATGAATACCATAAAATAAAGAGAAATCCTTTTAGGGGAGCCAATAGTAGGAGGTCACTTCGTTTAGACCTTTCAGATGGTATTGTTGAGATAGTCAGTAAGTACACAGTTACTGAATATTATCTGAGGTATCTACGCAAGCTTCAGCCCATTGTCTTGGTAAACCTTGGTGATGAGCAGAGCATAGAAGGGGTTAATACTGTTTCTGAGTGTGAACTACCAGAAATACTGCATCAGAGAATACTGGATAGGGCTATTCAGTTAGCTCTTCAGTCGAGAGGATATACAAGAGAACAAAATAATAACAGAGAATAATTAACGTCTGACAGGGTAAGCCATACCATCAGACAATGTTTAACTTAAATGATTAAAAAGTTATGGCTAACTATTCAGTAAATCAGTGCCATCATTTGTATGTGGCTAAAGATTACAATGCTGCTGTCAATGCAGGATCAGCTGCTGGTACTATCGGTGGTGTGCAGACTGTAGATGACATTCGTGGCAAAGAGGTTTATTTTAACTACAAAGGTGTAGAGAGTGTTCTTACCAGTGACTTCATTCAGATTCACAATATTGGCTATGCCAAGGCTATCAAGGCAGCTGATATGGTGACTGTTATGAAGAAGGTGAAGATTGCTCTGAAGAGTGATGTAAATGGAGGCAATGTTGTAAGTGGTCAGGACTATGTTCTGAGCATTAACTTCAAAAACTTCTTCTCTTCTGGTGATGCTTCTCAGTACTTTAAGGATGCTGCTGTTCATGGTACTACCTCCATGACTGCTACCCAGTTCTATGCTAAGATGGTTGACTCTCTTAACAAGGCATTCAGCCGTGAGAATGGTGCTAATAACACCTCCAATCCTTATCTGAAGTTCACCTCAGATGCAAATGGTCTGTATATTGAGGAGAAGCCTCAGGAGTGGGCATTGGGTACTAAGAAGGCTCGCAGGATTATGTTTGATGTATTCTGCTCTACCATCTACACTGGTGGTGAAGATTTAGTATGGGGTGAGGTTACTGATGTAACTCCTGCCAAAGCTGATGCAGTAGTAGGTACTAATGCTGTTGGTAATGGCCAGCAGATTGCAGACCTTGAATGGTTCTGCATGGGTGAACGTGGAGACCAGTACAGGAATGTGGGATGGCCTAATGTTATTCCCACCAAATATCTGGTTGATCCTACCAAGCAGTATAATGTGCTGGAACTGCACTATGCCTTTACAGACACAGGTGTTAACAGCTATCGTACTGAGAAGGAGATTACCATTGTAAGTGACAGTGCTGAAGAGCTCAATAAGTTCATAACAGATTTCAATACAGCTACTGGTCTTCAGATTGCTACTCTTGAGTAGGATAGTCATTGAGTATGATTTAACTATAACTGGGGGGAGAGGGGTACTAATCCCTTTCCCCTTTTTTAAGTTTTAAATATTAAAATCAAAATAATATGAAAAAGGTAGATTTATATATTGGCAGTAGTGCTCCTTC